ATGCATTAGATAGTAGCGGCGTTTTATATGGTTGGGGTAGTAATGCCTATGGAGAGTTATCAACTGGAAATCAAACTGCCCAGAATAAAGCAGTTGTAATAGGTAGTATTGGGGGTCTTACTATAACTGATTTTTGGGCTTGTGGTGGTTACCGTGGTAATGCTCTCTTTGTTAAATACAGTAATAACAAAATATATGCATGTGGTAGAAATTTGCATGGTCAATTAGGTTTATCAGCAGCAAGTGTTGTTACTACTTTAACTGAAGTTACATCACTTCCGACTAGTTATAATATTAAAGAAATTATTCTATCAGGTGGTTACGACACAAGTGCCGCACATACTTTCGCTATTACAGAGGATGATAGGATACTGGTGTCTGGATATAACGGAGAAGGTCAATGTTCCATGGGAACTAATGTCGATTTAGGTGCGTTTGAGTTATGTTATACAATCATGAATAATACTAGTTCACCTATTAAATTAAAAAGTGGTATTAGTAGAAATAATCCATATATTGATTTAAAATTGTTCCATAATCCGGGTGTCTCTATTGGTGGTACTACGTGGATTTTATCTAATAATAATGATGTTTATACTTGTGGGTCGGGTAGATATTTTAATGACACCATTTTTAATGAGAATGTATACTATCTCACACGTGCAAAACATTGGTTATAAAAACAAAAATTAAGAAGATACTAAATTAAAAATATCTTTTAAAATTACATTTCTATTTTGTATGGATAAAATAGATGCCGTTAAATCTTTGGATGTTATACTTGGATTATTATTTATTAATAATTCTAAAATATCTTTGTTTTTAGTCTGAATTGTATGTCTTATAGCATATTCTAATGCAGTAAAATTTTTATTATCTTTTAAAGTTGTATCAGCATTATTTTGAAGTAATAAATTAACAACATCATATTTATTATAGCATATCGCATACATAAGCAATGTTATATTCATTGAAGAAGCTGTATTAACATTACTCTCATTTATTGTATCTTGTAATTCAGTTATATTATTCTCTGAAATTAAATCAAATAATTTACGAGAATCCATTTCAATAGATATAATATATAGATATAATATTTAATATTTTTATTTAATATTTTTATTTAATATTTTTAAAATAGGAATAATAATATAAAAAAACATAATGCTTAAATAATAATAATAGTAAAAATTAATAGTTAATAATAATAGTTAATAATAGTTAATAATAGTTAATAATAATTATGTTAGAAAGAATTAAAAATTTAAAAGAAATGGCGGATACCAACAAAGTAATGATTACATTTATGCTTGGTATTTTAATGGTATTATTATATTTATTTTATTATTATTCTTATAGAAAACAAAATTTTGATACACTCCAATCAATAGATTATCCAGACAAAGTTAATTTAACAAATTTAAAAACTTGTAGTCAAATTACTGAAGAAGACGACGACACAATTTTAGCAGACTATTATATTGCTTCCAGTTTTAATACTGCTTGTTTAGGTAATCAGAGATATGGACACGTATCATTAGATATGATAGAAACCGTTTTACGTTCTGGAGCAAGATACATTGAATTAGAAATTTGTCAAGAAAATTTGGGAAAAGGTTCTAAACCAGTAATAGCAACAGGTGATAAAACAGGTAGTTGGATTAATAGTGAAAATGTATTATCAATTCAAGAAACTTTTAGTTTGGTTAGTAATATGGCATTTGTTAAGAAAAACGGTCATCTTAATTATCCTCTTTTTATCTATCTCAATCTAAAAACAGAAGACAAAGGTTCATTAGATATGTTAGCAGATACTATTAAACATAATCTTGGAAAGAGATTACTTGAACCAGAGAAATATCATAAATACCCAATTGCACAAGAAAGAATATGTAAATTATTAAATAAAATAATCATCTTTTCCAGTGACGAACATATCGTTAGCAGTAAATTAACAGAATTAATAATTCCTACTGATGGATATTTACACAGATTCAAATATAATGAAATAGATTCAGTAAATGGAACACCAGAGATAAGTAAAGATGGTAGTAGTAAATATAATAAAGTATTATCCAGAAAAGCACAAGAAGAAGGAGACGAACAATTCAAAGAAAAATATCCAACAATTGATGCTGTTAGAAAAACAAGCAGCGATTATTTAAGAGATTTACAAACAGATGATATGATTATAGATGTTTTAAGTAAATACAATAAAGCAGGTCTTTCAATTGTTATTCCACACAAAGATGTATCAGTCGGAAGTGATGAAGAAGCAGATGTATTTTCTGTTAATTATGATATCACTAACGCGATGGCATATGGTTGTCAATTTATTTCAGTTAATTACCAGGTTCATGATGAAGTAATGGACGAATATATAGATTTTTTCCACAAAAACAGTTTTATTTTAAAACCAAAAACATTAAGATTTCACAAAGAAAATGTAAATGTAGAAAATATTATGAATAAATACCCAATCAGGAAAAAATTAGATTATACTATTCTGGAAGATTTTCATAAAAAAATGAGTGGGAAATTAGTAGCAATACAATCTTATACAAATCAAGACTTATACTTAACTAAAAATGGCGATAATTTCAAATTTACTGGTGTTCCTATTAAAAATAAAATAAGAGGCAATGGTAATGGTAATGATGTTGTTAAAATAAAATTTCCTATTGATAAATGTTTTTTAATTATTCCATCAAGAAGTAGAAGGTATAAGAATGGTATTATGTTTGCTACTGCTAATAATTTAACAGAATTTGTATCAACTGGTTCGGACTATTTATATTTATCAAAACCCGGTTATAATGAAGAAGATGTTAAATTTTCTACATTCCTTCCAATCGCATCAAAATGCGGTAGTGATACATCAACAAATACATCTGATACATGGGAAGGATATCTTAGTTTTGCTACAACAGATAAAGATGTCGCAAGAGTAATAGGTAATTTTAATGGTTATTTGAAGGAATTCCGAAAAACTAATAATCAAACATTAGTTGAAAATAGTTGTTTTCATATTGTAGATATTCCTAATAGAAAATTTATTGAATTGCGTCATTATAGTAATAAATATTTAAAAATTAATAAAGCAGGTGAATTGGTATTAGGAACAAGTAATATCAAAGTAAAATCAGAAGATGCTAATAATTATAAATTTGAAATTATAAAAGATATTAATAGTGAAAATGGTATTATCTTAGGTGCTGGAAATGGTAAATATTTTAGAATTAGGGAAGACGGACTGTTAATTGCTGATTTAGAAGATATTAATATTAGCACGGTATTTGACTTAGATATTTTGAACCAACATTATGTTTTAAAAGATTCAGGAAATAGATATTTAGTTCCTAAAAAAGGTAGTGGTGATAGAATTAAAGGTTTAGGAGAAAAGATGCATATGAAATTAGACGGACCATTATTAAAACCTGCTGTTAAAGATTCGGAAGGTAAATTAATAAGTGTTCCTGTTTATGGAGAATCTTTAAAGTCTAATAAATATTATAGAGTTAAATTTGAATATCAACCATTGTAAAATTGATTTATTTTATTTATTGTATTTATTTTTATATTTTTACTTAACAAAAGTAATATATATTACTAATTATTAACAATGGATACTCAGATTATTAAAAAAGATTATATTAATATTCCAAATGAATTAAAATATAAAATCGCATTATGGGTATCTGATAAATCAGTAATAACAAAATTATCAAAACTTTCTGAATTATGGCATATAATTTCTTTATCTATAAATTGGAATGAAAGAAATATTAATTTGTGTGATAATATTTATGAAAGATTTTATTGGGGTTCAGAAAGTTTTGGACCTGAAAATGAACCTGAAAAATATACATCTAAATTAAATGAAAAAGTAAATAAAATAAGTAAAGTATGGAATAAAATACCTATCACAGATAAAGACTTAAAATATCAACAACGATTGAGAGGAAAATATTTTATTAAAAAAGAAAAATATAATGATAAATCTAACACTAATAACAATGATAAATACAGTGATAAATACAGTGATAAATATAGAGAAAAAGATATTCTTATTTATTCAAGTGATTTATTAAATAAATATATTAATATATCTAATTATAATATTATTAAATTTATAGAAAATGATACAAGTATTATTTCTAAATTAACAAAATTATCAATTAGTTTTTCAACATTATCTTATATACGACACGAAAATATGTTAGAAAATTATAAAATAACATCAAATATAGAACATTTGAAACTTGTGAATTGTAATGAATATAGAGAATATCATAATTCAAGATTAAAATTTACTGATATAACACACAAAAATTATCCTAAATTAAAGTCTTTATATATTAATCGTATTTACATATCAGATTTAAAATGTTTTAATAATTTGGGAATTCTATTCTTATCACATATATCTGATCATGGATTAACCAAAATAGAAAAATTACCAAATCTTTATAAATTGACAATAAGATTTTGTAATTATATTGATGATATTAATTGTCAAAGTATTAAAGATTTAGAAGTATCTGCTTGTTCTAAATTAAATTATTTACCAACCGCCGATTTTCCTAATCTTGAAAGAATGATATATAATTTATTACATATTGAAGATGCTAATATAAATTTTATAAAAAAAGTAAAACCAGATAATAATTTATATGTTCAAATTGATACTGATTATTATATTAAAAATGGAATTGATTTACCATTACCATCATATGTTTTACCAAATATATCTGATCTAAAAATTGGAAAAATTACATATCCATTTATATTAGGATAAAAATAAGTAGAAAATAAGTAGAAAATAAGTAGAAAATAAGTAGAAAATAAGTAGAAAATAAGTAGAAAATGTATAACATATTAATTTATTTTATTTTTTTTACTTATTTTATAGAAAACTTTTTTAAAAAAACTTTTTTTTACTTAAAATACAAACACAAATACAAAATAAATAGAATATAAATATGATTACAGGAAAATTAACATTTTATCCAATAGCAAAGAATTTATATATTCTTGCTATTGGATATTACGCATCAATACAAAAAAATATAACATTAGAAT